CAACATTCACCTTCGCCGGATGAAGCCAGAGGGCATCTCGGTACCGCTTTCCAAGAATCCAGACTAGGCTGACAATGAGGAAAAGTTTGACGGTCCAGTAAATCGATTCTGCGATATCCCGATGACGGGTGACGACGTCCGCAATCGGCTTCCAGTGAAAGAGCATCCACGCAACCAAAGTTGGTCCATAACCTCCCACGAGCAGAAGTAAGATAGCTGTGACGACTGTGGGCTGGTTCGCCCAACTCTGCCGCTCAAGGCTGGGCTTGACTTCAAACCAGCCCGGCGTTGTTGCAAGCACGAATTTGAATCCTCCGCGCCTCCAAAGCAGCAGATGCAAGAGTAGCCCGATACTCGGGACAGCTACCGCAAAGAAGGCAAAGCTGTGTTGCGGACGCCAGATGCCGAGCCTCTCCATCCCAATAGCTAGACCCCCAATTCCTAACCCGAGGCATCCAACAATCACTGCAACCGCCAGCACGTTCGTCTGTTTCAAGACGCTACGGCAGGCAGGGCAATTGAGGTTGAATTGGTTCCGAATCTTGAATGCTAACGACCAAGCCAACGGAGCATGACATTGTGGACAGTGCATCGTAATCAGAGGGATTTAAGCCACATCCATGCCAGATTCGGCATCGGAAAAGAGTGGGGACCAAAGGTGACGCTTCGACGTTGCTTCAATTCTCGCCGGGTAACACTTCGCTTGAGCCAACAGGCGACGCCATTGCAGTTACACAAGCACAATTCGCCGTAACGAAATGAGTTTTTCAAACGCACCGGAGAACGCGTCCACTTCGTCGTCGTGTGCTCCGTCGGGGAAGGCTTCCAGCACACGGAAAAAGTCCATGTTCCAAGATCCCCGAACGACTTTGACGTTGCCTGCTTCGGTCTGTGCGCTCGCGGGTCGTGCCCTCGATGCTTTGTCGCCGGTCGCCGTGTTGAACTGGACGTTGAATCCAGCCAGCGCCCGCGCCGTGGCCTGCGCTTCGGCGACTCCCGCGCTGCCGGGGTCTTGGTGGTAGGCAACGAGTGTTCCGGGCGGATCGCTTTGTGCGAACTGCTTCATCGCGTTCTCGACCTGAAACGGGGACGCAAACATCTTGTGGACGTGCTCGACATAGAAGACGCCGTGACTGTCTCTGGCGAGTCTCACCCCCACTGTGGCGTCAGGATCCCCGCCACTCGACTTTGGCGTCGCCGCCCGGTCCCAGAATCGGCAGCGTGAAATGATGTTTTCGGGAACCCCATCCACGACTTCAAACCACTCCCGACGGAAGAAAAGTCCCGCCGATGCTCGAATATTCCAGTTGCCGTCCAGCAGCCGCGCCCGGTCCACGAGAGGAAGCGCCTTCAATGTCGCCAGGTATCCGGGATCTCGATCGAGTAGCGCCCGGTTATCATGGACGCTCGCGGGAATGAACGTCACGGACTTCGGCTCGGAGTCAGCGCCGAAACGCTGGCGCAGTTCATCCCGAGTATGTGACCAGTGCAACTCGTCTCCTACCCGGACAAAATAGCGCAGCACCCCGGAGCGTTCGCGGAGGGGAAGTCCAGTCTGGTCGTCGATCCACCATGCGATGAAGTTCCGCAGCCAGCCGTCTGGCGTCGGATTCGTGGCTGCTCTCACGAACGGTCTCACTCCCGACGTGGAGCGGTTGCGGGAGAGCAAAAACCAAAACTGTCGCTCGGTGAATTCCGAGAATTCATCGAACGCAAGCCCGGCGATTTGTGCCCCCTGCCAGCCGAATACGTCAGCCTCAGTTTCCAGCCCCGCGAACTTCACAACCGCCCCGGATGGGAAACGCCATTCGAGCAACTGCTCGTGCGATGCGGCACCGAGCGGCGCGTAGATCGAGGCCGACGTATCCCACAAGCCGCCCGGCTGCCGGATCATGGGAATTGTCCGGCGGAAGATGACACCCCGGTAATTTGGATTCTCGACGTGATAGACTTGGTCGAGCAGGAGGGAAAAACTTTTGGAAGATCCGGCACTGCCCCCGAAGACGCAGATGTCGGCACTTGACCGAAGAAAGGCTTCCTGTGGTCCCTTTTGTGGCCGCAGTTCAATTCGCGTTTCGGACTTCATCATCCGCGGCAGCGTCTCCATCGCTCAACAGTCTGGCCTCTGGTGCTCTGGTCACTGGTGCTTCGATCGCCTTCGCTTCAACCGGCTCTTTGCGCGGCAGGTGGATCACAATGTTCATGGAGCCAATCGACACGTCGGTGTTGCCACCGGCGGGGCCGAACGGTTTCCCGTAGCCATTCGCCAGCAACCACGCGCTTGCCCGCCAATCGTGCTTCGATGCCTCGGCGATTTTTCCGATGTGAACGGACACCCCTCGGGCTATTGCTTCCTCCACCCGGGCATCGAACACCGGATCTTCTTTGCGCCACTTGGTGAGAAGGTTCCTCGACATGTTCCCCAACCGAGCCGCCAAAAAAAACGGCAGACCCTTCTCGATGGCGTTCAGAATCAGGAGGGCATTGGCTTCCGTTCTGGAGCTTGGTCGCCCGGGCATTCGCTTCAACGGAGTGCACTCGCTCATGAATTCCACGCGATCCGCTGCCCGGTCGCTTTGTGAATCCGGGCCTGAACATCATCGGGCAAATCGAGCAACTCGGCTTTCAACACCTTTAACACCGGCTCCAAGCAAATCCCGGCGTTCAATCCCTCGACGATCGGTTGCAATTGTGCTTCCAAGGTTCTCGTCCAAAGCGTTTGCCACTGCTCTTCCACGGTGTTGCGTTGCGCCTGAAGCTCGCGAACCTGCTCTGTCCTCTTTGCCAGTTCAACGCGGTTGCGAAGCGACGCGGCATCCCAAGTCGCCCTCGCGGCAATGGCGAGTTCGTGGTCCAGCTTGTCCCGTCGGTGAACAAGCTGAGAGATCGTGTCACCGGTCTGCCTCAACGCCCGAAACAATTCGGGAATTCGCGCCTCAGCGTCGTCGAGTGCCACGGAAATCTGCCTCAGAGTCATCTGCATTGGGGTTCTCCTTTTTCTGTTGGTTGTTGCTTCCTGCTGCTGGGCGCACACACGCCAAGCCGAAAATCATTTGTGGCGATAAGGCGCGAGGAACTTGGTTCGGATGTGCTGGGCGGCTTCCCGCCAAAGCGGATCGTTGGTCTGCGACGCGATCGAAAGTGCCGCCGTTTCCATGGCCCGCAAAAACTCCACTTCGTCGGGTCCGGGTTTGCCGCTCAAGATCCGCCTCGTATCGTATGTCTTGCCCTTCTCTCCCGCCGTCCTGAGCCCCTCCGTGATCAACGTGGATATTTTGTCAGCGACCGCTTTCGTCCCGATCCTCTCGGCTCCCCAAACTTGACCGCGATGTTCGTGTTCGAAGTATGACATGGTTCATTTTCCTTTCTCACCGGTCCACAATCGGGCACTCGCTCAAGCACCGCATGATGTAGTCACTGACTGCCGTAGGCAGCGCCTCACGCGGAATGTTCCCTTCGCCAGCTTCGATTCCGATTCTTACACCGCCCGAGACGATGCTCGCAAATGCCTCGGGGTCCACCTCGATCATCAAACGCTCGCCGCTTTTTGTTTTGGATCTGACCTGCTGCTGTTTCATGGCTCTCGATTCTTCATTTTGTAGTTCACGACCTCGCGGAAACTCCGCAGCAGTTCGAGCACGTCGGCCTCATCCCGATCGAGTTGCCAGCAGGCGGCGTCCCGCGCCGCTGCGTAGGCGAGCAGACCACAATCCCACTTCGCACCTAGTCCATTGAAGTAAGCTTCCTCACGCCGCATGAGCCACGCGGCCAGCGGGCAAGGACGGCCAGCGCCCTGCCGGAGCAGGTATCCAAGCACAAGTTCACGATCCTCTGCGTCCGGATGCGGCTTTGTCCGTTGCAACCGCAGATTGTCGGGTGGCACCGTTCCCCAGCCGGGACAAGTCCGTGCATCCAGCAGGTCGAGTACGTCCGACTTGACGGGACGCAGTTCCTCGATGAACTCGGCGGGCAGGACGCCCGTCGAGGAAATCACCGCGAGTTTTCCGTTCGGTCGCCGCTCCAATCGCAAGCCGAGATGTTCGGCCCGGCGGACAAGTTCAGATGCGTTAGAGTTCACACTTCCACCTCCCTGCATTCGAGACTCCGATTCGTTTGGTCGTCCGTCTCTCTCGGCTGCGCGTCTCGTCTCACACCCTTACAGGGTGTGTGAGACGTGAGACTCTCAGCGTCCTGTCTCATGAGATTCTCATGAGACGCTGGTGAGAAAACGTCGTTCTTGTCGCATCGGATGGTCTTGCCGTTGGCTTGGCGAATCTGCCTGTATGCCGTGGCCTTTGAGCATCCGCAGTCCGCCATGATCAGTTTGGCCAGTTCCTGCCTTGGCGTCGCTGGTTTGCAGAGTTCGGCAACCCTCGTCGCATCCATCGCTGGACCGCGTTCGGCAGCCCCGGACATGTCGCGTGCCCAGCCAGCCACGTCCACGGACGGGTCGCATTCGTAGATCATGGTGTCCGGGTTCAGCCGAATGGCGAACGGCTGGAATTCCCGACCGTTTGAATTTTTCCCGCACGCAACAACCAATCGGTCGTTCGAGTGCGCGTCCACGGGAGCCAAGTTGATCTGTGCCCTCGCCCAACCGAAGAGAGCCTTGGAGCCGCGACCGAACGAACCGCGGTCGTAGCCAGTAGCCTTGACCGCGCCACCTCTTCCGACGATCGCGTGATGAACCACGATGAGCGCCCGGTTTGGATTCCCGTGGCGGCAGATTCGCGACAACACTTGCAAGAACATCATCATCTCGAAATCCTTGTTTGGGTCGCCGATCATGAAGTGGCTCAGTGGATCGATAACGATGCCGTCGAACTTGTCGGACTCAATGGCGGTTCGGATGGCTGCCTGATTCTGTGGCGAGTCCAGCGAAACGAGTCCGTCGCGGTCTGTCTCGATGGTGTGAATCCGGACCTGCTCGCAGAAACGCCCCCATGAGTCGCCACCCATCCACAGTTTGAGCCATAACAGGTCCTTTTGAAGTCGGCGGTTGCTGTTCTCCGTTTGAAGCAAGAGCCACTTCAATGTTTTACCACGCGTCTCGAAGTGCAGAAATTTCTTGCCTGACACGATCGAGGCGATTGCTTGCAGCACGATTCGCGACTTGCCGCAGCCGCCTTGCCCGGCAATCACGAGACCCTGACCGA